GTATTGGTGTCGAAATCGATGTTGTTGCGCGCCATGTCGTCAATGGCTGAGTTGTAAATCAGGGATGCCATGGGGTGATATGCGCTGGGGTAAGTCTAGGCGGCTAAGGGATAGCTGCTGCGATGGCGTTAGTTGTGGATGGAGTAGATCATTATATGGGATAGCGAATAATTACGATGCCGGAACCACCAGCAGCACCGCCGCCACCGCCGCCACCGAGTCCCGCAGTGCCTGCCGCGCCGCCGCCACCGCCGCCACCGGATCCACCAGTGCCTAGGGCGCCAGAAACTGTTCTGTTGCCGCCACCACCGCCTGCGTAATTGGTAGCCGTACCGTTAATACTGCTAGATGCCCCAGCGCCACCATTGCCTGCTTGCCCGCTTGTAGCATTTACCCCGACTGCTCCAGCGCCGCCGCCGCCGCCGCCGACTTGACTGGCATCAGAACCAAAATTATTACCACCGTTATTGCCTTGAGACGGAGATGTTGAAGGTGTATTTCCAGCCCCGCCAGCCTGCGTGGCATTAACGCCACCGCCACCACCGCCTGATCCGCCTGATCCGCCACTACCTTGACTGCCATCTCTGCTACCACCACCGCCGCCACCTGCGGCAGTGATTGTGCTGAATACGGAGCTGCCACCCTGGCCGCCTCGTGATGTTCCCACCCCAGCCGCGCCACCACTGCCGACTGTAATAGAGTATTCAATGGCGGTCACACTTAGGCTTCCAGTGCGAAAACCGCCGCCGCCGCCGCCGCCGCCACCGTTGTTGCCGCCACCGCCGCCACCGCCGACTACTAAATATTCAACAGTGCCGCTTATGGGAGATGCAAATATGCCGTTAGCCCTAAAAGTATAAACCAAGTAAGTAGTGCCACCGTCTGTAATTGTTGTAATATCTCCAAAAAGTGACAATGGCCATAAGTTAACTCTTTTATTAACAGATTGCTCATTTGCTGTCCATATGCCTACCGCAGTGGCAAGGGACGGAACGCGCTGTTTCCCTAACAGCCCACCATTGGCTCCGATCAATGCCATTAGCTGATCTCCTCGTAACCGATGACTAGCTCAAGGTCGCTGGCGGCACTGGCTAGAGCGCGGAGGCTGTGGCCCTCCTCTAGGTAGATGTAACCGTCGCGGGCTACTAGCACTTGAGTCGCATCAGCAGGCACGGCGATGGTGCTGGCAATCTTGAAGCCGGTGGTGCCGTTGTAGTGCTCCAAGGTGATGTCAGCTGCGTTCGTACCGTCGATGTTGGCGCAGTAGACGCTGTTGATCTTGAAGACTTTGCCGCTAGCCGCTGAGTTTGTCAGCGCAGCAGCTAGTGAAGCCGTCACGGCGTAGCCGACAGTCTTGCCGGTGATCGTTGTTGGTGTCTTGAGGTTTGGTGCAGCCATGCTTTAAGACGCCCACCATGAGGGATAAATGTCAGCCTCAAACCCGTAGGTTTGGATGACCCAGTCTAAGTAGTAATCTGATTGGCCGCCTCCGTCAGCGCCGCCAGCAGCAAGAGAAATTGTCACCGTTAGATCAAGTCCAGCACTGCTGTTGTCGGCAACCACGCCACCCTCAATGGATGCGGTAACGGTTAGATCAGCGCCTGTGGCGTCGCCAGGCGCTGACGCAATGCCAGCTGCCAACGTGATCGACACCGTGAACTCAGCACCATTCACGTTGGCGCCTTCTGGTGGGATCGTGACTAGCTCAACGCTGACGGTGTAACGCTGAGTGCCGGGGATGTCTTCAACTTGTGGGGCGCTGCCATAGATCCAGCTGTAGCCAGTTGGCGTGAAATATCCCGGCGTTGCCATCCCACTAAGCAAGCTGCTGGGGATGAAGAAACTTAGGAACCGCCCCTGCTGACCGATGTAATGGCTGCGGATGCTGAGCATCTGCGCCTCAGTCAGACCTATGAATGTCAGCCGTAGCTGCTGCTCAATAATGACGTTGCTGGTCATCACGCGAACTTGCAACCCATTCAGCGTTGGGATCTCCGAATGCGGATGCCGCCCTGGCGTAAAGGTACGGCTTGATGGTGTCAGCGTAGGAAAGGTTGCCATGGGCTATACAGGGGTAAATATATTTTGAAACTCAAAACCAAAATTATTTGCTTGTCCTGTAACAGGATGATTAGCTGCGGCTAATTTAAGCCAGTAGCTATATCCGTTGCCGATAACAGCGGTATAGTAATCTATAGGACCACCAAAGCCTCCGCAAGTGCCAGGGGTGCTAACCACATATAAGCCCCAGCACGGGCCGGCTATGTAACCGCTAGTACCACCACCGCCACCTGAAGCGGCTACATAACAGTTGCCTTCAGGATCTTTTGCGTATTGCTCATAGGTAAATGTTGGAATTGATAGCAGCGTTGTCCATGTGCCAGGCGTCCATGTATCAGGAACTGGCCCAGGCGCGGGATTGCCGTCAGGTTGCAGTACGGGCGTCAGTCCTGCCGGAGCGTCTGGCGGATATTGCGGATCGCCTGGCTGCGGGTAATCAGCGAAAGGATCAGGCGCAACTGGCGGATCGTTTTGAGGGTTAAGAGGATCTTGAGGGTTGTCCCCAGTGGGGTCGCCACTAGGGCCACCGCCGCCACCACCACCGCCGCCACCACCGCTAACGCCAGGGAAGTCAACAGGGGGCACTTCCGTTACATCAGTATCAAAATCGCCATCGCCTGGGATGTCCCAATCGCCGGGGTCGAGGCTGGTGTCAGCAGGCACTGTGGTGTCGCTTGATGAGTTGACATCGCAGGTAATGCCACTCAAGCCAGTTGGCAACACAAAACCAGCGCCAACTGCTGCATTGACTTCCTGGGCCACCACGCTGGCAAAGTTGGAATCAACCGGGAAGTGCGTCAGATCCAAGCGCACTTCGCCGCTGATACTCTTGCCGATCCGATCCACTTCGTAGAGATAGTCATGCACACTGGCAGCACCAGTTGATGGTGTGCGATCAAGCCTTACGCGCACCAGATCACCAGCCGCCAGCGTTGGGTTGAACGCATCAGGCTTCACTCCGATCCGCAGCCGATGGGTGATGTGGTTGCGCCTTGAGATGATGTAGGTGCCAACCTTTACCGCATGATTTTCTGATGCGCAGAATGCTGATAGGTCGTGTTGCTCGAATGGCCCATCTTCAGCAGTGCCGGGATAGCGCACTTCAGCAGTGCGTATCAGTGGTATTCCTAGATCATCCTGCTGCCGCCATAGCACCATCGCCGCAAACGGCTTGCGATCTGCCAGCGATGTGTAGTCAATCTCAAATGTATCTGGGATAATGTGCTGCTCAGTGAACGTAAACTCCCAAGTCACCGCCGTAGTTTTGATGGTGCCGTTGGCATTGGTTGGCAGCAGCGGCGTCAATGCTTCCTTGCCAGCTACTCTCGCCATCCGCAGCAGGAAATATTGCAGGTTGCGGCCAATCCAATCGCGCAGGTTGGTTGAGGCGTTGATTGAGCCGTTGAACCAGAAGCCGTTGACGTTGGTGAAGGTTGCTGCTGCTAAGAAACTACCAGCTGCATCAATCTGCGCATCAGGCACCCGTGAGCTACTGCGCAGCAGGTAACGCAACAGATCCGCCACGTTGTTGCTGGGCCCGGTGACGCTATCGAGCAGCCGCGTGACATACAGCCCACCGCGCACAAAGCAATGCACCTGGCGATTCCATTGCGTGATGCCATTGGGATAGGTGGCCTGGAATGCCAGCGTCGATAGTCCGGTGTAGGTGCCGCCAGTGCCGCAATAGGACGGACACTCTGGCGTGGTGTAGCCAGCTCGCGGCACAATGAAGTTGCCGGGGATGAAGGTGCCAGCGCGCTTGTTGTAGGTCTGACTAAAGCTGCCAACGCGGCAGCTGCGCTGAAATACATCGCGCACCTGCAACGAGTTCATTGGGCCCTCGCCTAGGACTAGGTGGTAAAAGCCAGTGACTTCATTGGTGACGCTGTTTTGGAACCTGGCCTCAGTAGCAGCCGGGCTAATCAGCACACCACCAACACCACTGACGCGGCGGGCAAACACAATCGGGATCACCTCACCGATGACAGCGCCACGCTGCGATACATCAAGCGAGTTATTGCCTTGCGCTTCC